TGACGTTTACCTACTTGAAACTGCGTGTTGGGTAAAAATTAACAATAAATTGGTTGAAGGGATTGCTTATTTTAATGCAAACAAACTTCGTGAAATGTTTGTCACAACTAAAGAAGATTTTTTTAGTTCTTTTGAGGAAATCATTGATGAGGAGGAAGTATGAGTATTGAAATTAGCGTTAAAGAAAAAATGCGTTACCAATTATTAGACCTGCAAGAAAAAGATTTAAGAGAAGTAACTGATTTTCAAAAAAAGTATTCTATTGATTTGGAATTGGCAAATGTACTTGTTGTTGAAAATTTAACACTTGATATTACGGATAAAAACCGTGTTGAATATGCTATTTATTTAGAAGGTATTGCTAGTACAGAAGATGCGTTAAGTTTATTAACTGAGTATGCGTACTTCACTTGGTATCAAGGTGATTGTAACGGCATTGTTATTTTTACTGATGTTAACCAAATTGTTGAATTTATATTTGACTATTTTTGGGAATCAGAATTTTGTGAATTTGGAGATGATTATTAATGAGTAAAGTTAAAATATTAAAAATGATGGAAAAAGTAGGTTTACCACCATTTATGGATGTGAAAGACATTTCTTTAATCACGGAGGTTAGCGTTCAAACCTTATACAATTGGAGTAAAACAGATAAAGAAAGCCAATTGCATTATCTGCTAATGGGTGTTAAACGCGAAATTGAAATGAAAAAAGAAAAAGTTGTTACTTATAAAAAAGGCATAAATGATAACAATAGCAATGGTGAAGAAACGCCTTAACGTATCCAATATGCAACTTGAAATGGCTCTTTACTCAGGGCGACTTCCCAAGCCAACACACAGCGTAGACGAAATGTTAGCTTGGGATGATGCCTATATTGAGCCATTCCTTGCTCTTTGGGAAAAATCATTAATTAAAAAGAGAGAATTACAATGAGATTTAAAGAATTGAAAACAGGCAGAATAATGTCACTAGACCGTGACAGCATCGTTGGTATAAACCAGTTCACAGAAGTAACTATTCATCGAAAAGGTATTCCAATCAAATTCCTTGGGAAATTTATTAATAGCAATGATGAAGCAATAACGATTCACGAATTTTTAGAACTTGATAACATCGTTAAAAGGCGTATTGCCAATGCTTGATTTGATAATATTATTTATTTGTTTTATTATCGGCTTATTGATTACTGGCTTACTAAGTAATATTGCAGTTGACGATTAACCTACGCTTACCTCAAAACCCATTGTAGCTTTCTTGCAATGGGTTTTTCTTTTTTAAGTCCTTCAATGCTATAATCAATACTGTTTTTAGCTAAAACACACAAGGTATTTATGGCATTCACACAAGAACAATTAACAGCACTAGAACAGGCTTATGCGCTTGGCGTAACAGAAATTACCTACAAAGAAGGAAATTCCACTACGACAACCAAGTATCAGTCTATGAACGAAATGCGTGTTGCAATCAATCGAATTCGTAATGAACTCGCTATGGATGCAATTCTCAATTCTCCTGATAAATCAACTCGTCCACCTAACATCGCTAGGTTCAAACGCTCTGCTATGAATGGATTATAAGCATGAAGAAAAGACAATCATTTAAAGCATTTCGTCCAGCACCAAAAACAGTCAAAATGGATTCAGACCCTGTTTCTGAAGCGTTTGATGCTGGTGGTGTGGGACGCAGAAGTGAAAACTGGGGTACAAGTAGTTATTCCCCAAATAACGCTATCCGTGAGCGATATTCATTAATTGCAGAAAGATCACGCGAAGCGCAACGTAAAAATTCATTTGCGATTAATGCGCGAATGGCAGCAGTATCTGATGAAGTTGGAAGTCAAATTACACCAATGCCTAATACGCCTTGGCAAGACTTCAATGACGCAATGATGGAACTTTGGATTGACCATGAACCTGATTTAGTCGCAGGTGGTATTGTTGGTGGATATGGTGCGATATTCTTAGCGGTATCTGCCCGTAACACCTCAGGAGAAGTGTTTATTAGACGTAGACCTCGCTATAAGTCTGACGGCTTAACACTGCCTGTTCAAATCCAATTACTTGAATCTGACTTTTGTCCAATGTGGCTAAATACGGTCACATCAAATAATAATTTAGTTATAAATGGTATTGAGTATGACAACCTTGGCAATAGAATGGCGTATTGGATGTACAAATCTCATCCTTCCGAGCGCAATTTATTTGATACGACTCAACTTGTTCGCGTTCCTGCTGCTGATGTTATCCATCATTTCATTCCTGAACTCGGAAGAATTGGGCAACAACGCGGAACACCAAAAGGCGTTCAATCGTTAGTTCCACTTCGTGTGATGGCAACCTACGATGACAATGAATCTGAAAAAGCGGCAAGCCAAGCAGGATTTGTTGCTTTTGTTAGAAAAAATACACCCTCAGTTGAACAACTTGAAGCAATGAACACTTCAAATAGCCTTGTCGGTGCTAATCCTGAAGTAGATATTGATAAAGTGCCTGAAGTAAATTTAGAAGCGGGTACAGTTCAGTTTTTGGCTGATGATGAAGATATTACTTTCGCACCATCTCATGCAACTGGGCAAGGCTACAAAGATTTTCAATACCATGCAGGCTTGCGTATTGCAGCAGGTTTTGGTGTTTCTTATGCACAAATGACAGGTGATTGGTCACAAACCAATGATCGTGTTTTACGTTTTGCCGCAAATAATGAAAGACGTATTGTTCGTCAACGTCAATCATTGTTTACGATTCCGCAAGTCTGTCAAGGTATCTGGCGTTGGTGTGTTGATGCGGCTGTCGTAGCAGGATTAGTTCCTGTTGTTGATTACGCCAAAAACAAACGTAAATATCAAAGATGTCAGTGGACACCCGAAGCATTTGATTACATTCATCCAGTGCAAGATGTTCAATCCAAAATATTACTTAAGGATAATGGTTACATTGACCGTGATACGCAAATTCGTGAACGTAACGGCAATGCTGAACAGATTGATGCCCAACGTGCAAAAATTAAACAACGGGAAATTGATCTCGGTTTAGCACCTAATCCAACTAACCAAACAGGAAATTAAATGAAAAATCCATTGAAAGCAATTAGTCGTCTTTTTAATAAAGGCGGTGTGAAATCAACAGTCCTAACTCAACTTTATGAAAACACATTTAATCAACCTTTGCACATTGAGCCTTCTGCTGCCCTTCCTATTCTTCATGGGTATCTGCATGGCGATGTGCGAAATGACGGTATGGATTATGAAGAAAATGGCAGTCGCTGTTCATACTATCTTAACGATAATGTTGTTGTTCTTGACATTCGTGGGGTTCTTACTGCTCGTCCCACCTACGGCAATATGTGTGAAGCTTCACCACTTAGCTATGAAGAATTGAAGCAAGACCTTCAGCGCATTCAGGCTGATGCCAATGTGACGCATATTATTGGTCAATTTGGCTCATGTGGCGGTCAAGCGGCTTTGATGTGTGATTTATCAGACTTTATTTATAATATGCGTGGTGGTCAAATTAAATTGATGGCTATGGTGGATTTACAAGCTTGCTCGGCTGCCTACGGTATTGCCAGTGCGTTTGATGAAATTTGGATTACTCGCAGCGGTGTTGCAGGGTCAATTGGCACATATGTTTGCCTAGTTGATGAAACAGCTCGCAATGAAATGGAAGGCATTAAATTTAATTATATCGCTTCTGATATTCACAAATTGGATGGCAACCCTGACCAGCCTTTAACAGAGGAAGCCATCAGTATGTTTACTGATGATATTATGGCAATGGACGCAGTATTTAAAAAAACGTGTGCGCGTAATTTAAATATGCCTGTTGAACAAATTTACGGTATGCAAGCTCGTTGGTATCGGGGCGAAGAAGCAGTAAAAGCAGGTTTAGCACACAAAATTGGTACGTTTGATGATTTAATCAACTATATCAATGAAAGTAATGATAAAATAACAAACAGCCTTATTAACACTTCAACATCGATGAAAGAGGTAAAAATGGAACAAGATAACAATCCTGTTCAAGAAACGATAACACCTGACGTGCCTTTTACGCCAGATCAATTATCATTTATTGAATCACTGCTTTCTAAACAAAAAGCAGTTGAAGAAATAGCACAAGACGCACCAAAAGTAGAAGAAATCAATTCTGAAATCTTAGACTTATGTGCAGCGGCTGGTGTTCAACAAAATGTTGCTGCTTTATTAGCTAAAAGCGGCATCTCAGTAGAAGAAGCTCGCGCAACGTTGATTGCAGAACAAGTTGAATCTACTGCTAAAATTGACAGCACTGTACCAGTTACTTTGGTTGATAAAGACCCAATTCAAGGTAACAAACTTCAAGATTCTTTTTCAAATATGGAATTACTTGAAGCACAACGTCAGGCTTATCTGAATTCTCACAAATAATAGGAATATAAAATATGACTACATTACTCGAAGAAAATCACCCAGTCGAATGGTTGCTTTCTGATGAAGAACAGCAATCAGTTGACGTTGGTACACTTGCTTCAGGTCAAAACTTGAAAAGCGGAGCTGTGCTTGGTCAAATTACTAAAAATACCACTGCAACTTCAACTGCGGTTACAGGTACAGGTGTTGTCACAAGAACTGTTGGCGCATTAGGCGTAAACGCAATTGTTGGTACATACACTTTAACTTGTATCACAGCAGGTGCTACCGCAGTTTATGAAGTTGAATTACCAACAGGTGAACAATTAGCAACTAATGCTGTTGTCGGTTCTGGCGCAATTAACATTGATGACCACTTCACGTTAACTTTAGTTAACGTTACCAACTCAGTAGTTGGCGATGTATTTACCGTTGTTGTTGCTGCTGCGACAACAGGTACAATTACTAATACTGCTATCGTAGGAACTGGTAACGGCACAATTACACTTGGTGCAATTGGTGGTTTAGCTAAATCTGGCGTTTATTCAGTTAGATTAACTGAAGCGGCAGCTAACGCAGGTACATTTAGCGTTTATGCACCATTAACAGGTGAATTTATTGCTGACGTAACTGTTGCTGCTGGTGCAACTTCTGTTGGAAACCATTTCACAATCACTATTGCTGATGGTGCAACTGATTTCGTTGTTGGTGATAACTTCACTGTTACCATTCAATTACCAGTGCCAAAATGGACTCAGCACGATGCTTCAGCAATCAACGGCTCACAAGTCGCTGCTGGTATTCTATACAATGACGTTGATGCTTCATCTTCTGATTTGGCTGCAACTATCTTCACTCGTATGGGCGAAGTATTTGACGGTAAATTAACATGGAAAACTAACATCACTGCTGCTCAAAAAGCACAGGCTTTAGCTGACCTTTCTACTAAATTCATTATCGTGAGAGCGTAAATTATGCCTTTAACAATGTCACCTTTTACAACTGGGTTTGGCTTAGAAGAATTAACCCAGTCAATTATCGCTCGTCCTTATACTCCAACGTTGCTTGGCGACTTGGGTATTTTCGAAGCAGAATCTTTAGCAACCAACAGCGTAACGCTTGAAACTGATGGTCGTACTGTAGGTTTAGTTGATATTAGACCACGCAATGCACCTGCTCAAGTTGTTGAAGCAGTTAACAAACGTAAACTTCAATCTTTCGTTATTCCACATTTGCCACAACGCGCAACTGTAATGGCTGATGAAGTATTAAACGTTCGTGAGTTTGGCTCAACAAATCAACTTCGCACAGTTGAAAGTGTTATCAACAAACGCTTACAACGTATGCGTGAACAAATTGATTACACGATGGAATCACATCGTCTGCAAGCTGTTTTAGGTAACTATTATTCAGCGACAGGCGCATTGACTTCACTTTACACGGAAATGGGTGTGAAGAAAAAATCAATTGCAATCGATTTAACATCAAATTCATTAGAACTTGAAGTTGAAATGATGCGCATCCATGAAGCAATGGAAGCGGCTTTAGATGGTATCCCATACACTGGTATCCAAATCATCTATGGCGCAACAAAATGGAAACAGTTGATTGCGTGTCCTTCAATTAAAGCGACTATGCAAAATTGGGCAGCGGCTGTTAACTTAGGTCGTGACCCACGCACACCAATGACTTATGGTGATGCGCAACACGTCCGTTATCGTGGTTCTAACTTAGTTAAAGTACCTGATGATAAAGCGTATGCGATTCCATTGGGTGTAGCGGGTCAATTCAAACATTTCTTTGCACCTGCTAACTATATGGAAACTGTCAACACAATGGCACAACCATATTATGCAAAAAGCGAGATTTTAGAGTTTGGTAAAGGTATGCAAATTGAAGCACAAACTAACGTGCTTACATTGAATACATTACCTGCTGCGGTAATCGAACTAGCTTAATTAAGCAAGTTGACCCTAACGGCTTTACGGCTGTTAGGGTTTTTTATTGCCTAATAAAAACAGATAGTGTATTATATTACACAAATTAACTCAGGAGGTTTTATGTTTTACGCAAAAGAAGTTTGGGAATGGTTAACTGGAATGGTTACAGAAAAAGAAGATTTAAGCTATTTGGATGAAATTTGTTTTTAGTCTTTTTTGATTTGACGAAGATTAAGTATTGTCGATAACTTTTGTGTTAGACGTATCATGTCATTATCAAGTACACGAATCTGGTCAATTAGCTCAACAAGGACGTTGTACGCTTGTTCAAGAATGGGCTTTGCGGTTGTTGTTGCCCATATCCACACGAAATAAACAATATATCCCATGCCACCTGCGGCAACAATTGGGAAACCGTATGTGTTGATATATTTTGCAATTGCGACAGTGTCCATTAGTCTTTTCTCTCGGTGGGAAGTTTAAATTTTTCTTTAGGTATATTTAATGCTTCTGACATTAAATCGTCAATATGCAGTATATCATTAGACATTGCTGTAACACGTTTATCAAGTTGCTGGATAATATTAATTAACCCATTTATGCGTTCAAGAACACCATCCAGCAGGAATTTTACAGTAAGAAAAACAAAATACATTCCAAGGCAAGATGACCCAATGGGGAAACCTACGTCCGTTGCAAACTGTAAAAATTCCATTACCTGCTACCTAGCCACCAAGATAGGAACGAAAATACTGCGCCCACTGTGAAAACAATTCCACCGAGAAACCCCTTGTAACGAGTCTGGTCGTTTTTCATTTCTTCAAGGGTGGCAATTATGGCATCGAGTTTTTTACCCCGATCTTCAAAGATTTCTTCGAGGTTTTCAATTCGTTGCTCTACTTTAGCAAGGCGGCAGGCTTCGTCTGGCATGGCAATATCCTTATTTCTTTTTAGATTGAAATTTATGCGCTTTTTTATCAGCTTCTACAAAATCCTTACCGACAGATTGGAGCATACCTACTTTCTTTGCAAACTCTGGACTATGTGCAACAGCTTGCATAAGTTTGTGTTGCGCTTTTGATTTAGATGGCATTATCGTACTCCGCTAAGTGTTGTCTGAGTTGACCGATTTGAAGCTCAACGTCTGCAAGCCATGTGGTGTCGATAGCTAAAATAGCTTCGCGCTGTCTGCGTGGTGTGACTGATGCTTCTAATTTTGCAATCTCTGCTTTGATTTTAGCTTTCTCATCTTCAATCTTTTGCGCTTGTGCTAACACTAGTTGCTCGTCATTGAGGTCTAAGACTATCCACGTTTGCTCCCAGTGACCTTTTATTGTTTCAACTGGAACACTTTGAGCTACAGTTTGCGTGTACTTATCGTAAGTAGGTTGAGGTGCATCAAATACTACCGCATAACCTTCGATAACAAATGGTGTTGGAAAAGAAGTATTAGGATGTGCTGCACGAATTTCATGTTCCGTGCTGACTTGTTTTGTTTCTAAATTGATGTAATTAGCCATTGTTGTTTCCTATGATACTGCTAGAAAGATGTATGCCACACCGCTAGCGTTAATTGAACAAGTTGCTTCTTGGTTTACTGTAATCCCCGCAGCGTAAGGGTCAACAGCATCAGCTGTGGTTATTTCAGCAGCAGTTGAGTTTAATTGCAAAGCAGGGTCATTTCCAGCCGTAATACCTCTAGCACTATCCCAAACCCACCATGAACCTGTTGTGCTTGTCGCTTTTACTAAGAAAAATCTTGCACCAGCCGCAAATCCACATTCGATGTTCTGACTAGAACCATTACCTGTGTAAGAGCCTACTTTAGAGATTCCAGTGAGTGTGGCGAATAGGTACGAAACATAAGTAACGCCAGAACCATTAACATTTAAATAATCTACTTTTAATTGAAACTGCGTTGAATTGATTGTTCCGCCAGTAAATGCACCGTTTACCTGTGCCGCAGAAGTGTCCTCTAAAAACAACGCGGTACTTTGACCTAAACTTGTTACATAGACGTGCCATTGGTACGCACCGCTACGCGATTTAATAATAATCAATTCTGGAGTTACGCCAAGATTGTGGTTAATAATTTGACCACTACCACTACCATTTCCAGTATAACAAACCTCATCAAAGAATCCGGGTGCGCGTTTGAAAAAGTGTCCGTATATATTACTGTTATTGTTAAAAATCCCTGAAGAAGCGTAATCAACAGTAATTCCATCATTATCAAAACTTTCTAAATCAGACCCTGTTTGTTCAGCGTTTGTACTGTAAGTCATAAGATATGGGCTTGTTCCTCTTAACCTATCAACAACCCCACGAGAAAACGAGGTAGCTGCACTTCTTGTGCCAGCTTCTACATAATCGGGGTTAAACCCAACACCTGTTATTTGTCTGTTGTTAGTTTGATTACCTGTCCATAAAACAGTATTAAACACCTGCGTCCCACTCGTTGGTGGCTTGTTTGGTCTGCGTATTGCCATGTAGATGTAGGTTGAGGATGGAAAAGTATTAGCCCCAATTGTAGAAAACCCAGTTGCATTTATACAATCTGGTCCACCAGATGCCTCTGACCCACTACCATTCGCATATAAATATACTGAAGCATCAACAGTTAACCCGCGCATAACGTCTGAAATTTGCCAACTACCCGCGCCAATTGCTCTTTTTACCATTATCCACTGCGGTTCCCAACCCAAATTCACAGTCGCGTTACCACTGCCATCCGTTGTAAACGACCCGCACCGAATAATTCCTTCCGCTGACGTGTCGTGAGCGAATATGTAGGCAACGTAAGTGCCACCAGAAGCGTTAACCGCACTATTATCTCCACTATAAGCATATACACTAAACCCGTTTACATCTGGAATTATATTTCCACCAGTCCATGCATCAATGGAATCTCCAACACTTTGGTTTAGTGATAACCAAGGATTTTGACCTCCTTGACCTCCCCTAAAAGATGCTTTCCAGTTTGAGCTTGCGTCTATTCTTTTTACAAAAACAGCACCAATATACCCTGCACCCATATTTAAATTAGAGGGTATAGCTCTACCGTCTACCCCATTCCCAGTATAAGTCACCACATCAAAAAACTTCGGTGCTTCGCGGAATGTCCATGAGACGTAGTTACTGCCACCACCACCACTATTATTTACTTCTGAACCCGCACCTATAGAATATCCCGTAGAGCTAAATGCAGTAATATTATCGGTATAACCTAAATTACCAGAGGTAAGATTGGAAGAACGTACTGACGCAACACCGTTAATAGTATCTTGTAATACATTGTTATTTGCCTGTGTTCTATCTTTTGTCCAAACCATCCCGCCTTTACCAGCCAAGTCAATGCCGTTAGTGATGGTCTGCGTTGAGCCGTTGCCGGTGTAGAGATAGGTTGAAAAGACGTCGTCAACAAAAGTTTGCGTTGCGCCACCCATTGCAGCTAATTTAGTTTTCATTAGCGAATCACCTTACCGTAGATGGTTGTACCCGCATCTCGCGTCCAAAGCACAATCCAATCAACCCCACTGCTCTGTAGTGTCACCCCATTACTGCTAAAAGTAGTAGTTGTTGTGCCGTCAGATTTAATCCAATTGATAGTAGGGAAAGTAATTGTTGCCGCGCCAAGATTAACGCCTTCAATGAGAAGCTCACTTAGATTACCTGTTGGCGACCAATTGGTGATACTAAGCGTTTGCGCACCTGTGTTTGGAGTCCAGCGTTGATGAGAGCCATTAACGTAATCTAGCGCATTAGTTGTACCACTATTGTAGTAAGTGTAGCCAACATCTTTAAACATAGCGCGTGACAAGATTTGGTCTGTCATTGCCAATGCACCAGTAAGTGTTCCACCAGATAACGCTAAATATGAACCTGCGGGAACATACGCGATAACCCAAGAACTGCCTGTATAAACACGCATTTCATCAGAAACATCATTAAAATATAAATTTCCAGCAATTAGCGCACCGCCAGAATTATTTAACGTTGGATTAGATGAATATGAACCAAGATATAAGTCATTCATCCCAATAACGCTTTCAGCAGCATTTACTGTGAATGCGGCTACATTAACCGCTTGTTGCATCATTGGAACAAGACGAATTAATGCACCGCCATTACCCAGACCCGTTGTGGCATTATCGTCATCAGTAACCGTGCTACCATCACCGCCAACGGTTGTACTAAAAGTAACTGAACTCATTAGACTATTTCCTCTAATTTTAAAGATGTTTGAAATCCATTAAAATACGGATTGTCAATCGGACTTAATTCTGAAAAATTGCACAAAAATGTTCGTGCATAAAAATTCTTATCAACAGTAATATTAATATTACCGATATATTCTGGTTTTGAGTATGAATAAAGAAGCTCACCGCTTAACCCGACTTCACGTTGCGCATCATAAAACCCGCTAAACGCTTCGTCTTTATCTAAATGCTTTAAAATGCAAGATAAAGTACGCATTTTAGGCTTAATATAATAATATTTGGTATTATCAATTGAGCGTTGAATTTCTGTTAAATCAACATAACCTTGGGATAAATCACCATATTCAGGATTTACATGGGGTTCAATGGTACGACCTAAGAATATGCGCCCAATCTCAATAAAGTTCTCACCGTTAATCATTGACCAAGCACTGTGCGCACCTGTTCCACCAAATGACGTGGAATTTAAAACTAATGTACCTGTCGATGAATCATAGCTTTTAATTTTACCAGAAACAAAGGTGGTGTTGGTGGAAGTTTTATAAACAGTAATTTCTTGACCTGCAATGAAATTAAGACCCGTGCTTGTTGTGAACGTTTTATCACCTACACCAACCGTAACGCTTGTTGTGCTAGTAGCAGAAATTGTTGGGGTATCATTGATAATTACTTTTACTGACCTAACCATTGTATTTTCATCAGGGTAATAAGTCGCCATTGAAGTATAGCTTTTACGCTGTTCTTCTTCAATTGACCCAAGCCACCAATTGCGAGATTCCCAAGGTACTTTTTCACCAGCGTAATAGTTTGAATAAATTGGATAAAGGATTGTCCACGCACGGAATTCAGCACCACTGTCAAAACGCACTTCACCCGTAAAGTCTAATCCGCTATAACCAATAAAGCGTGTTTTTGAATTAGTGGTTAAATTATGATTAATAAGCGATATGACTCCAATGTTTCGTGGCTCATAAGGTAAATTTATTTTAAGCGTAGAAATACGATAACCGATGTTGCTTCTAGCAACACGCTTAATAACAGGGTTTTGAATATTGCTTAAAGGAAGTGATGAATTCCATGTTGTTGCTGTTGTTTCAGATATGGAGCATTCATCTATTCTATTTGGATAACTAAGCGAAATATTACTAATCATCCTATGCACTCCAAAACAATTTCTTTTCTTTTAGCATCAATTTGAAACCCGATGATAGTTAGTATTTTCCCGTAATCATAGCTTAACTTATCCGAAAATACAATGATACCATCACCCAAATTAAGGCTTGGAATCTCATTTACAACCGCAGTAATATTAACAACATCAACACGATTCTTAGCTAACGCTAAAAGTTGATTTCCAACTGTTGTTGCTGAACTTAATGTGCGAAGACAGCTTTGGATTTTAATTGCATTTGCCAAAGGATGACGAGTTTTCACAGCCGCATCATTAGCAAAATAGCTTCGATACTGATTAGCCAAAACTGCTTTTCTGGCTGTAGTAACAGCACCAGCTAAGTCTGTTTCTTTTTGCACAGTTTCAATCTTATCGTATTCAATGGAAACCGATTCAACAGGTAATCCGTTTTCACCTATTCCTGTGCTGACAATATCAATGGTTATCAATTCGCTGTTGGTCAAATCAAGCGTATAGGTTGTTGCTAACGTAATTGATTTAGCATAAACGACATTTTGCAAGAAATACCAATACGCACCACATGATTTGCAGATTTGATTTAATAAATCAGTCGTACTTATTTCGCTGGTAATAAATATCCCAACTTGCCCAAACGTATTTAAAAGTGTTTTAGAAGTAGAATTTAAGGTTAATGCTTCTTCAGCCAATATGATTTCAAACACATCGCCAGCATTCACAGTGGAATCAGAGCAATCACCAGTCACTGTTCCTACTGGCGATGCACCCAGTTTTGCATAACCAGCGCAAGTAATGTATCGACCATTGGCAATACTACCGTGTGACATAAATGATGCAAAGTTCGCCCATGTATAAGCTTGATGGAGTGTTAGCGCAGCACCTTTATCGTAAACCGCATTTATTGTTGCTGTCGTTCTGTCAGAAAACTGGTAAATCAATTGTGACGTATTAACAAGTATCGGTGTAGCGTTCAGGACGCTTCCAAAGATACGAGGTTTAATGTTACCTTTAATATCACCCGCAACGCCTTCTACGCCATTAGGAAGCGCATTATCACCCAAGTATTTGCTATTGCTATGATTTCGCGATAGCACTTCAGACATTGAGCGAACTGTGAGAAAAACAGAATCACCGCTAAACCGAATAGACTCCGTTTTACCTGTCAGGTAATCGTTTTTTGTACCATCATCTGCAATCAACGATAAATTGATATTTCCATTATCCAATGCATAATCCATTAGATAATTTAGTCCACCATCCTTATTGATTAATTCAATTTCCCCAATTGATGCACTAGAAAAAATATTGAATGTACCACCATCATCAGGACTGACTTTAATCAGTGCAGGTTGTTGCATCCTATTTTCAAAATAATTACCGTCATTATCAATATAGGATACATCACTAAAATATAAAGTTTTTGATGCGTTAGAACCATCTAACGCACCGATTGTTGCTATCCAAATTGCCATATTTAAGCCTTATTTTTTAACCGAGTATCAGTACGAAGACCATTCATCGCATCAATCAATTCTTGGGTTTTTTCACGTTCTGCTTTTGATGTTGCCATCATGGTGTTAACCAGCACTTCTAATTTTTGATTTTGAGATTTTAACTCAGCAATTGTTTCAGCAGTATTGATACTAGAATCATTAGAAGGATTGATTATTTTAACAGGTATCGAGCGACCATCGGGTAATGGAACTGCTGCTTCAGCACCTGCTTCACCAAATATTGAAGGTTCATTTGCAATACCACCATTAGCAAATGTCGTCAATGTGAATGTCGATGACATAGCTTGTGCCGCTAAATTTCTAGCTGAGTCAATGGAATTGTTTGCATCCTGCTGTATTTGTGCCGCAATACTAGCTTGGTCTGCTGCTGTGCCGTATTTTGCCCAATATTCTTGTGCAGCTAAAAGTTGATTTGGAATCACATAATCAGATGCTGCTTTATTTGCAGCCGATATAGCCGCTTCCAATACTAATTTTTGTGACCCAGATGCCTCAGATAAAGACTGCGCATCATTTTGCTGCTTAATTGATTCTGCGGCTACTGCGGAAGACGAAGTTGTGTCAACCGTTCTTCCAGTAGTTCCCCCAGAAGTTCCTCCAGAAGTTCCCCCAGCAGTTCCTCCGCCAATTGTGATTGAACCCATTGACGCAACAATAATAGCCTTAGCTTTGGCAATAGCATCAGTGACATCAAATTCAAAATTATTTAAAATTAATGTTTTTTCATTAAACGATGCTAAAACGTTACCGATAATACGTTCTTTTTCACTAGCACTAAATTTAGCATCAGTAATGATTAAATCAACTTGCGACTGTAATCCTGTTGCACTACCGATACTCTCAACTAATGCATTGATAAAAGATGCGTCTTTGCTAGATTTAGATGTTTTATCAACGATTAATACTATTTTTGCAAAAGCATCATAACGCAATTGATTTTCAATAGACGGATTTAAGAACGATGCTTCACCTGCCGCTTTTGTTGCAGCAATCAAATCTGTATAAAGTTTCAGATTTGCGGCACTTAAATTAGTAGGCATTGCTAAATTACCAGCATCAATTGCATCTTTGATTTCTTGCAATTTATTAAGTTGCAATTCTTCAACTGGTATCATTTTATCCAATCCACCAATATCAGACATAATGCTATTTATTGCGCGTTGACCTTCTTCACTACTCGCATAATAGGTTTTAATAGCATTGATATAGGTATCAGCATAACCTGTTATACCACTTAATGCTGCGCGTTTTTCTTCAGCCGTTGCACCATATCTGGCAAGTTGCATCTGCTCTTGGAAATTAGCTTTTGATGCATTTAATTGACTTAAAGGAGAACCTAATTGCGTAGCATTTTGATTTTTTAACCATCCGCCAATTGATTTTGAAAAATCCATAACAAATTTTCCTGCATCAGCTAATTTTTCATTAGCAGCAGTAACCAATTTTATTGATTTTGTTTGTTCAGCAATGCTTTTAATATTATCGCTAGCTACGGATTCTAATCCACCTAATTTAATACTTAAATTAGCAACGCCATCAATTGTATCAGGGAATACTTCACCTAATTTAGCAAGATTTTCGTTTAATGCCTTATCAAATTTACCTGAAGAAAAAGCTTTTATAGAAGCGAGATAATCTGTATTTTTAGTAACATAATCGATTAAAGGTTTGTAACTTGCGCTCAATGCTTTAGTTCCTTCAATCTCTCCTAAAATAGAATATTTTGTACCTGCCAAGGCAGTTTTTAAAACATCTGTTGTCAATTCATTAGGTAAAAATTGTTTTAAATAATTTGCATCGTCTTTAGGTAATGCTTTAGCAAGTGAATTTAATTTAGATTGCATTCCTGTATCATCAGGTGAAGGATTTAACATTTTTTTCAATTCACCTAAAACTGAACTCAATAATGTTTCATTTCCAACTAGATAATTTGTAACTTTTAATACATCTGCATTTGATGTTATTGTTGTTGGAACACCTGCATTTGTCGGTATTTTTAAGGAAGCCATTAATTTATCAACAGCATCACGCGCATCAATTAATTTTTGAGTTTCACTCGTAAATGAATCATAAAGATCATTAAGACCTGATTGCAATTCTTTAAGACCACCAAATGCTTTAGCTAATGAATCAGAAAATGAAATTAAACCTAAGCCAGATAAAGTGATATTTGAACCCAATCTTTCAAATCCAACTTTAGCAACAACGGCTTGTTGTGCTAATCGTTGGACAGTTTCAAGCATCCCTTCACCCATTTGTTGAAATTGAGATAAATACCGTCCAAATGCTTGGGTAGCCATATCATCACTTGATTTATTTAAATAATCTTCAATCTTTTTTTGATTTTCAGCATTATATTTTTCACCAGACTTAAGAGCCAATTTCATTTTTGGTAAAATAATATTCATATTGAACAAATCACCTTCACCAAATATCAATGCTGCTTTTATCAATGAGATTTTTACATTATTGTAAATACCAGTAAATAATTTGGTAATAGGATTATCAATACGATTAATTACATCAAAATAAGTAACGTCATCGCTAAACCAACCTGTAACCGTTTTTTTAATTTTAGAATAATCATAAATAGTTACTTGTTGAGCCATACCATTAAGCATATATTCTTGCGCATTGCTTACGATACCGCCACCAACTGCTTCAAATTTAACTTTACCAATACCAAGCAATTTAGATAAACCATAAATTACGCCACCAAGCACTAAACCAATGCCGCCCATTGCCGCAGCCGCCATTAATCCGCCACTCATTATTGACGCTGATAAGCCTACTAATGCGCCAGTTAACGTTGTTGAAACACCAGAAACAGCACCAATTGCCCCAGCTAATGCTCCTGTTGCTAATCCAGTACCTAAACCAGCCGCAGCTAAACCTGCACTTACAGCAGTTGTAGCAAGACCCATCATAAATTGTTTTTCAGATGCACCTGTATTGGTATTTTTCATTGCATTAGTTGAGAATGTAAATGCACCTCTTTCTTGCAAGGTTTGTGCTGTACCTGTTGTCATTATTTGAACAAGATTTTTAAAATTACTGTTCATATCTTTCAATTCAACATATTCACTTGCATGAATACTGTTTAAAGTATCATTAACACTTTTAATTGAATTTGATGATTTTTCACTATCACCCAATACGCTACCTGTAGTTTTGCTTTCTGGCATAGTCAAATCAGTAACTTTATCACTTGCACCTGCTGCAATACCAAGTCCTGCCATTACCGCTAACATAGCCGCAACACCAGCAAAACCTAGCCATCCTGATTGGGCAAACATTTTTGATGCACCCTCAGAAATATTTACAATTGTTTTCTTAAGTGACATTGCCATTTCGATAACAGCAAGTCCCATTTCAATACCGTGAAATGCTTTTCTGGCATTAGACTTTTCATTAAACATTTTAGAAGTAGCACCTGCTATTGATCGTAATCCACTTATTTCAGCAGCAGTAGTAGACGCTTCCATATTTGCTTTCATGGAATAATATTCATCAGTCAATTGAGTTTTTTGCTCAATTGACATTCCTTCAGTTTGCATTGCTTTGGCGTAGGATGCGCCATAATCTGCCCATTTATTGCTGATAGCATCTAACGAAGTGCTTACCCCACTGAATGCAGCAGCAACAGCACTTATTCCACCAAGCATACCGTCAAAAGCCATTTTTCCACTATTACCCATTTCTGCAAAAATATCTTTTGTTTTTGCAATATGCGAATTAAATACTTCAGTTGCACTTTTAGCTTTTTGCGTGGCTTTTTCTTCTTCTTTAAGTATTCTGGTATATTCAACAACCTCCTGCTGTTTAGCAACAGGCACATCAGTTTCAGAAGTACGATTAGCAAGCGTTCCTTTTGCTTCAGCAATACCTAAATTATATTTCGATTGAGTAATATCACCTGATTGTAGACTGCTTTGCAGTTCTTGTGCGGTAGCGATATAGTCACGGAATGGGTCTAATTTCTTATCTTTTAATTTTTGTTGCGCATCAGCAATAGCTTCATATGCTTTTTTAACTAATTCGGCATCTGCGCCAACTGTTTTTGCATATTCATCGACTTTCTGTTTTTCAATAACAAGCGCATCATCAGTTCCAGTATGACGTTTAACAATTCCTTCAATTTCAGTTTGATGCTGTTTTGCCAAAGTAGCTTCTTGTTTTTCAGTTTCGCGCATAACTTTGCCAATTTCAGTAACGCTTGAACCTTGAGCCGCTAATGCAATTTTGTAATTGTTTATTTCTTCAACACCTGCTGCACTGACCATTGATAAATCAAATTTACCACCTTTTTCAGCCATTCTTTTGCTTATTGCTGTTGTGCCATCATGGTATCTTGCAATAGCTTGAATAACATCACCGCCAGATTGTTTAAGCATATTTGCAAAATACTGAGTTCCTTTTTCAATAGTCAACGCATCGCTTTTAAGCATATCAGCTACAGTTGTTCCAACGCTTTTAGCCGCAGGGTCAAAAAACTGAAACATTGTTTTTGCGCCTGTTTCACTTACTGCATTTTGTTTAAAACGTGATTCAACTGCAATTAATGCTTTAATTGCACTAGCCTGAATACCCTCCAAAGAAGCTTGCTCATTAATCATTGCTTCAACATCACGACTCATGTTTTCACGAAATACTTTTTCAAATTCGCGTTTTTTAGCAGAAGTACCTGTTGACTCAGAGCGAATAGTATCTAATTTTTGCTGAATTTCAGAAGATTGATCAGCTAATGCCGCAACTGCTTCATCATAAGATTTTTTATTATTAGCAATTGATTTTTGATCTTGTTCAAAAGTTTTATTATCACCTGCTGTTTTTGCCGCCAACATTTCGTCAGTTAAGCGTTTTTGCTCTTTATTAAAAAATTCCTGACCTTTTAAAGTATCTTCTTGTATTTTTTGAAGCTCTTTTAAATAGTTTCGCTCAGTAGGTAATGATTTTGTTTTATCAATTGCTGTCGCTGACCAATCATAAAAACTTGCTGATTTCCCTTCTTTTATGGCAGACGCATCTTGAGCTTCTTTTTGTGCTTTAGCTTCAGCATCTGCTTTAGCTTTAGCATCAATTTCCATTGCTCTTTTTGTAATAGCACTTGGTTCGCTTGCCGCACCATTACCGCTAAATAAATTTATTTTTTCTAAAATAGCTAAAGATTTTCTCCATCCTTCAACAACAACATCAGGAATTAAATTAGCTAAGGAATTTTTAGCATTTGATATGCTAGTTACAATAGCTTCCCATGTTGCTTGCCAAATTGCGCCTACGCTAACCATCTTTCCATCAACTTCAGTTAATGAATCTCGAATTGTATATAAATAAGTTGCGAATGAGCCTAAAACAACAAGTAAAGCAACAAATGGATTGCGCATCATTCCGAGAGTCAGTGCATCAAATGCAAGCGTTAATCGACTTGTTGCACCAGTAGATACAGCCGTTGCCGCTGCATATTCTGCTTGAGCAATTGCGTTTGCTTGTGTAGCCGCTGTATTAGCTAATACCGCATTGGTCATTAATCCTGATGCAGTTAATCTCTGCGCTTGTGTAATTGCGACACGTTCAGCCGCAACAGCACTAGCAAGTTGCGCTTCGGTATTGGCTAATTCAGCCGCAGTTGCTTGCGATTTTGCTAAAGCAGAAGCAGTAATGGATGCATTGCGTGATGATTCAACAGCGATACCTGCATATTCGGCTACAGTAGTCGCAACAATAGCCGCTTTGTAACTAAGCCAAGCACCAGTGCCAATAACCATCCCTTGAATTAATTTATCAATATTGTTAGAAAGTCCTAAAATAGTGTTAACAATTGCTGTAAATGCACCTGATGTTTGACCTTCTGTCCCAATAAATTTAACCAATTCATTATTTAATATAGTAAACGCTTGCCCAATTGTAATTGGCATTGCCTTAGCTTCTTGTGCTAATTTTTCAGCACTATTTGCCATTGCTTGATTCATTTTTTCAGAAGTAATAAAGCCTTCAGCCGCAAGTTGTTTCATTTGCGCTGTTGTTGCACCAATATCACCATTTGCTAAAACCAATCCTTCTCTAATTGCTTTAAATAAACGTGGTGCTTGCTCTGCAACAGATCGTAACTCGTCACCACCAAATCTATTTGATGCAAATGCTTGTGAATATTGAACCAAAGCCGCTTTTGCAGATTCAGCACTTGAGCCTGAAATCAAAATTGCGTTGGCAACAGCTTGAACGTGTTTGATAACTTGTGTTTGATTAATACCCATATCTTTAGCACTTGACCCAACCTTATAATATAGGTCAGCTAAATCAACAAGTGACATTCGACTTTCTTTTGAAATATTAACGACAGCTTCTTGGGCAATTTTTAGTTCAGTTGTATTGTTAGTAGCAAGCTTAAGTCGGGATGCTAAATTTACCCATGCATCCATATAGTCTGCAATTTGACCTGCGCCAATAGAAATACCAAGTGTATTCATTAAATTTCTAAATGCGCCAAGTGATGAAGAAGAACCTGCAATGGCTAAATTTAAATGGTTTAATTGACGAGTCAAAATATCTGTTGCTGAAGCCGCAGATTGCATTCCGCTACTCATTTGCGTTGCGCTACGACTAGCAGTTCCGAGTGAGCTTGAACTAGATGTTGCGCTTCGACCCATATTACCAAGAGATGCTGTCGCAGAGCGTGTAGCACCGTCTAAATTTCTAAACTCAGCAGTTGCTTGACGTACTTGTGTTGCACTTTGATTTAAACCGTTAGCCGCATTTCGTATTGAATTAACAGCAGGTTCAAGTTTGTCAAACTCTTTACCTAGTTCTTTGACGTTATCCTTTACCTTATCAACAGCTTTATTGACGCGCTCAAGTGCTTCGGTTGCTTTGGTTGAATCACCTTCAATAACTATCGTGGTTTTCTGTTGAGTCGCCATTTTCTAATTCCTCTAATTCTTTAATCGGGTCAGGGCATTCTGGTTTTTTAGATTTGTCTTGGTATGAAATAAATGCAGATGACATTTGACGTAATACTCTAACATCAAAAGGGGATGGATTTGAATCGGTTAGAGTTGCCCAATTTGCAATTTCAGTATAACTGAGAGGAATTGCACCCATACCTGTATTTATAAAGAATCCTAATTCGCCAATATAATCTAAAATATATTGAAATTCTTCGTCTATGGCAGGTATTTTAACATAATTAGCATATTCTTCTTCAGAAATTAGCTCATGAAAAAGCCGTTCATCAAGTTCATGAGAACGGCTTTTAGGATTTTCTTTGTCAGCATCAGTTGCAGTATGCAGCCAAGCTACTTTTTTAGCGTATATGATTAAACGCTGGTAGTTTTTTTTACAAAGTTTTGACGATCAGCAATGAAAGTATCAACTTGTTTGAAAATCTCACTTTCTTCACGCAAAATCATAGCTGCGTTTTCAAGTGTAAATTCCAATGCGACACCATCTTCGATTTCTACGTTTTCCCAACCAACGAAACACGCAAGTAGCATTGAGATACGTCTGTTTAAATCGGCAACCCAATTGTCTTTTTTGTTTTTGCCTGATAACGATTCGATAAATAATTTATCGCTTTTGAATTTGGCTTCTTTGAATCCTTTTGATTCCGCACCGCGTAATTCAAAAGTGGCTTGCTTACCGTTAGAAGCTAAGATTGGCGAACCATCTTCATCAATTAACAATAATTTACCTGTATTTTCGCCATCTTGAGATGCTTTGAATTTTAAAATGCCCATTTTTAATGCCCTTGTATTTGATTATTTAAAAGTCTGACGACCCTCAATTGAGAATCGTCAGTTTACATTAAAGACTAATTTTTATCAATTAGTCTTCAACGCTACCAGATTGAATTAACAATGTCGCTTTCGCGTTTACAAAGTTGTCAATTGAACCGCGAGTGGTTTTAATAGTTGATACTTGAACAATACCATACCATTCTTGACCAGATGAATTATGAGTAATTTTTACAACACGGTTTGCGTTGATGCTTAAATCTTCTTGTGCAGAGAACAATAAGATTTGACCAGCATCCGAAGGAACACGCAAGAAATCAACTGATAATTCACCTTCATCAGAAGAACCTTTTGCTTTGTATGTGCCAGCTTCGTTAAGTAATTTTGCTGAAATAGTAGCGGCAGTTAAACCTGTGTCGCCCATTGCAGTAATTTTACCTACTAATGCGCTAGAAACAGCATTAGCAACAGTAGTGATTGAATGACCAGTGATTGATGCATCTAAAGCGTGTGCGCCAGTAACAGTGAATGAGAAACCTGTTGTATAAGGACTTGAACCTGTTGGGAAAGCACCGCTTGTTAAAGTCAATTCGATGTTAACAGCAGAAGTTGTTAAACCTTTTGATGTCCAAGTACCTGTAACGCCACCTGTGTAAGTGAATGTACCTGTGTAATAACCGTCCGCTTGTTTAGCAGTTGTTACGGTGCTGGCAACAGATAAAGTCCCTTGTGCTGACGCAGCAGACTCAAATGCTTGATAAGCAGTCAAACGATTTGCTTTTGCTGTAACAGGGTCAGTTAATGCTAATTGCAAAGCAGAGTTAATTGCTGTTTGCAAAGTTGCCATTGCTGCAATTTCGCCAGCAGTTGAGTTGTCAAAAACTGTCAACGTTGAGTTGGCAGAGCTGAATGGATTACTAATTGTCATTTTATTTCCTCATGAGGTTGGAAAAGTTTAAAGCAAAGGTATGGTTTTTCTAATAGACACAATCAATCCAAAACTCGCAAAACCTTCATCAGGAAAGTAAGTTGGTCGTAATTTTTTAACAGGTCTAAATGCATCCAATACATTTGGGTCATCAGGGATAAACCCTGTTACCCATTTTAGCACAGAATTTATTAACACACTTGCATTCGCTTCTGTCTGCAAATGGTCTGTATCGCTGTTTTCACTGCGCAATATAACATGAATTTCATATTGCTGAGTATCAATAAGGAAATCATTAGAAAGCGATGGTGGCGAATAAATTGATTCAAATGGCACAATAACACAAGCAGGTAGTTTTTTAACAACTGCTTTATCGTCAGGTGAAAATGAAGAATTTGTCACTGTTACAAAAGCAGGAACATGGTCTGTTATTCTATCAATTAGATATTGTTGACAAGCGTAACTCATTTACGGTTCTCCAAGATCAGGAATCTTACCATCCCGAATGTATTGTTCAATTTTTTCATTATAGCGTCTTTGGAATTCAATCCCAATATCATTGATAAAACTATCCGAGATAGACTGTGTTCTTTCTTGCGGTAATTTTTGTGTGATTAATTTCCACTTTTTAACTTGTCGAGCAATACCACGTTTGTTAGTTTTAGTCGTCATGCCGTTAAATTCACGTTTGACAATCTTTTTTGCACCTGATTTAAATTGCGCAATAAAACCTTTTTCATAAAAATATTCACCAGCTCTTGCACCATCTTCAGCTTCATTTTGACGTAATCGACCAACGAAGGTGTTATCTGATGACTCTTTAGCCACAATGGGATTATATCCAATCCAAATTCTACCGATAGTATTTGCACTTTTTTTACCGCGATTGGTTTTATTTCGGTAAAGCTTAAGCGTTTTATTTGGCGTGTGATAAGTATCAGTCAGTTTGGTATCAAGTTGCTTTTTTGCCCAAGTAAGCGTTGAATTTATCGATAACCGTTGAGCGTTATAAAGTGCGCGAGAATAACCTTGCGAAAATTTATCCCATTCTTTAGTTTCGTATTTACTAGACATTAGGTTTCTTGAATTTGAATGATAACTTCACCTAATATAGAAGGAGGAGGTATATCAAGCATAGTGTGTGCAAGACCATTGACGGTGATGAGTTGTCTTTTTTTAAGTTGAAGTCTATCAACTTCAGATTGCAATGTTTTGATGTAGGTCACTTGTGAATTAATGATAGTGTCCCCAAATTCGTCAAGGCGTGGCTGTTGACCAAAAATAACTCTGAATTTTGCACCATCTTTATTTAGCGCATCTTCAGCATAGCCATTTGGCTTAAGCATTTGATACTTAAGCGTTGCTGCGTGTTGAAATGGAAGTGTCATTAGTGCCGTATTCCTGAAACATAATCGTTTATAACATTTAATCGTTCAGAGCGAACAATATCAATATCCGATAATCGGGCTGTAATTTGAAAACCTTTACCCCAATTTGTTTTACGTCTTGGTTTTAAAAGCATCGCATCCATTTTGCGATTAATCATTTCACGTTGTTTTTCATTCATAAAACCTCCATAAATAAGGTGTGGCAGATATTAGGGCAAATACTTTTCGGGAATGACCCTAGCCACACTTTTGGATTATATCATAAAGATTTCAATAATCGTGGCATTCAAAAAAAGTGATTTGACCAATTAAATCACCTTTATTTAATTTAAGATAACTGCTTGAAGACAAATTGGTTAATTCTAAAATCAATCTACCTGCCCAAGTTGGCTTAAGCAATATTGACGTTGAATGCTCAAGACCTTGCTGTGCATATTTACTACGAATAGTGAACATCCCCATTATATTCTTTGGCATGACAAAAGTTTCTTGAAGTCTTGCGCGTAAAAATTGCTTTGGGTTTATTGAAAAATTTGAACTATATGCTTCCCAAATAATATCCCCATCAGGAAGTATTTCCGATGAAAACCAGTCATCAATTGAAACATTTACACCTGCGTATTCAATATTTTTTTCAGGACAATCTGAAATTATTGATACTAAATTTCTCAATCTTTCGCCTACGATTACTGACATGGATTATCCCCTTTGCTTTTATTTAAAACATTTTCAACATTATCCATAACATCACATAAACTACCAACACTTCCGTCGGTATCGTACCAATGCTTAATTTCAGTTAACACTTCAATTGTATTTTCAATTTTTATATCATTATTAGCTGAAATTTTTTGAAATAGTTCTTCAGCAACATTCATTAAGATTAGACGACATGATTCGATAATAGCGTGATGTGAAGACGTATTGATAATTAAACCGAATTCACTATTTAAATCATTTAGGATTTTAACCGCTTTATAAATATCATTGATTATACATCTGGCGATTTCTTGTTCATATTCGGTCATTTTCTTCACCTTTTAATATTGAAATACATTTATCCAATTCTTTGCACATCGCATCATTGGCGTAATCGTACTGGATGTCATCTTGTAATATGAGCAATAGTTTGATTACCTCATCACGCTGTTTTTGCAATCGCTTAACGTTATCATAATAGCCATATTTGAAGTCATTCATTTGCTACCACCTTATAGCACCTATTCGTTTTAATACATCACGCACTTTGCTTGGACGTTCTTTTTTAAATATATAGTGCATATTCATATCTATAGTAAAATGCAAATAAGGTATACAACGCCACCAAACATTTCCGTTACATCCTCTTTGTCTTACTCTCATAAATCACCGTACTTCCAAAGCCACCTCGCATTTAGGAATTTCGTTTTTTGATGTTTCAGCTACTGCCACACAGATAATCGTGGCTATCGCCAACACAATCCATGCTTGAAAAATTGTTGGGTTTTTATTCATTTTCTACTCCAATACCGTGCATATCTTCAGCAAACTTAACGCCCATTGCAAATGCTATACACTCGTCACGAGTGAACATCCACTCAGGAACTATAACTTTATCCTCACTTAAAGGCTCACGTTTTGGTGGTGCTAGGTCTAGTTCAGCTTGTATATCCCAGTACAAATCATAATGAGTTTCTTTTAATTCGCGCAGTGTATCTCGCACTCTTTTTAACAACTCTCTTTCTTTACTCATTTACCTACTCCACATAACTTGCTTATTTCATCAAAAGTTAAATTTTGTTTACTTGTATCTATAACACAGCTTGTTTTTTTATTTATGTCATGTATAGCAACAGCCGCAACTAAAAAGACTCCTAACAAACTTACAGCCATAAATACTACAAACTCTTTTATATTCATAAATCACCTCTCTTATTAAACCCTTTTTTACCTTGTACTAATCCGACAGTCGTAGCATCTTCTAATGACCATCCCCGTTGCAACCTTGTTTGTATTCGCCCATAAGGTATATTAAGTTTTTCTGCTAATTCAGTAATGCTAACTCCATATTTTTCATGCATACGTCTATTACGCATTTGCTCTTTTGGTGTCGCCCATCGACAATTTTCTTTTGAGTAATTACCATTATTATCAATTCTGTCTAACGATGTCCCAGCAGGGCGATTACCCATATCTTTAAAAAACTGTTCAAATGAATTCAACCATGTGGCGCACATAGTAATACCCCTACCGCCATAGGATGCGTACCTATCGTTTGATGGAGATATACATCTCATCTTAGCTCCATTCCACGACCTGTATTCTGGTGTTTTTGTCATTTTGTGAGTGCTTTTTCCTATACATGAGCAACTAATAGATTTACCAGAGGCTAGATGACAGCTATAAACTAATTTCTCTTTACCGCATACACATTTTGCCATCCATTTACCAGATGCCTTATCGTAATAAATTAAAGTCCAATAGTTAAAAACATCACCTTGTTTGTACTTAGTGCGGGTGGTCATAACATCTCCTAAAATAAACATTATTATACCCGCATTTGATATACATCGTCAATTACACTTCGAAAAGCCGCAACTAACGCAAGTAATACAACCATCCATCAATATTAAAGATTTGGTATTGCATACAGTGCATAACTCAGCGTTCTTAATACCTTCTTCACCTACTTCTTCACGTTTTTCTTGAATGTAAGCTTGCTGATGCTTATCCACCACAGTCTTAATCACACCAATCGACTTTAAATGCTGCTCAATCACACAGCCAATTTCTGCAACAAGCGAAGGCATATAAACACCGCCTTTTTTGTAATATCCGCCTTTTGGGTCAAAGACGTTTTTAAATTCTTCAACCAAAAACGAACTGTCGCCACCTTTACGCCATACAGCCGATACTAGCCTAGTTAAAGCCAGCACCCATTGAAAATGCTCCATATTTTTAGAATTAATAAACATTTCATACGGATGATATTGTTCATGCTCTGTACCTGCATTTAAAACCATATCATTGATGGTAATATACAAAGCGTGTTCTGATTGTGGAGTTTTAATTTTATACGTTGCGCCTGTTAGTATGTCAGGACGTTTGATTGCTTCATGGATGGTTTCAAGTTCAGGTTTTACTGCAATTTCTTCTTCAGTTTTATTTACAACTTGATAGCCAACAATTTTTTTATCGATAGTAAACATAAATTATTCTCAAAATTAAAAATAAAAAAAAACCCGCTAATGCAGGTGGACGAGAACACAGCATTAACGGGTCAGGACGAATCCTTTAGATTAAATACACCTCGTCCGTGCAAATCTAAAAAACTCAAACTTAGTGTAACATATTACAATTTAAGATTCAATAAAAAGCCAGAGGGATAAGACTGGCTTTTTAAAGAAAGGAGAATACTATGCAGGTCACACCTAAACGCTTTTTTTAGAGTGGTTCTCGATGCCCTCAGCATTTATTAAAAAGGATAAAATAAATGCATACGCTAACTGTTTTACCATGTACACGCACCTGTTAGCTGGCGTGTTCGATGTGTAGACTAATCGTCACTGTCATCGCCACAGTCATAAAGCTTAGAATATAAAAACGGAGTCCTAAGGAATTCTTTTGCCAATTTAAAATCTAAAGTTGAAGTAATTATTTCTGAAAAATCACGTTTACTAAAATCATGCAAATCAAATAAATCAGGTTTTACTTTCTTTTTAGTTTCATCCATATTGGCGTTAATAGATTTTGCGGTTTGCGTTATGATTTGTCAAGAGCTTTTAATTGCTCAAAAACAGAATCTTGTACACGTTCTTTATTGCGCAGAGCTTTTAGAATTAAATGGTCAATTGTCCCATCACCGAGAAGGTAATGCACAAAGACATTTTTACGTTGACCCTGACGATGTAAACGTGAATTTGCTTGCTCAAATAGTTCCCAAGAAAACGTCAAACCAAACCAAACAATCGTATTTCCACCTTTTTGTAAGTTAAGCCCGTGTCCAGCACTTTTGGCGTGGCAACATAAAAGCGGTACATCACCGTTATTCCACATTTTTATGGTCAAATCAGAATCCTTATCTAATGTTGCAACATATGCAAATCGTTTTTGTATTGCTTGAAGGTCTGCTTTAAAAGAATAGAAAATAAGGATTGGACTTTCTGTTTCTTCAATAATACTACTTAAAGCATCCAATTTATTTTCATGCAAAACGTGAATATTCTTTTGCTCATCGTAAAGAAAACCGTTTGAAATTTGCTGGCATTTATTAACAAGGGTTGCAGCCGTTGGAGATTCAATATCAATGCTGTTTACTTCAACCAATAACTGGTTACGCATTTCTTTGTAAAGCTTTTTAGCAGGTGCAGATAGTTCAACCATTATTTCGTTTTCAATCATTTCAGGCACATCAAGATAATCCGCAGACTTCATGCTTAAACAAATATCTTCGATTCGAGCTGGGATTTCAATCAGCGCATTTGGCAAAGGGTCAAAACCATAAAATCGATTTGGAATAAACCATTTATTGCGAAAAGCAGTGATGTTTTTACCGAGTCGTTTACCTTGGTCAAGTAAATAGATTTGTGACCATAAATCATGCACACCGTTGGCTGCTGGTGAGCCTGTTAGTATCAATGTGCGACTTAGTGCAGGTAGCATTGCTTTTGCGGCTTTAAAACGTATTGATGATGAATTTTTAAATAACGATGACTCGTCAAAAACAACAAAGTCGTATGGGAAATTATTCCGACAAGCTTCACGAACAAGCCAAGGTAAATTCTCAGCATTGATAGTATGAATTTGGCATTTATTAATTGCTTCTAAACGTTGCTTTGCATTACCAATAATTCGACTTACAGATAGATGCTGCAAATGCTCCCATTCTTTAACTTCATTATGCCAAACCGTATTGGCAACGCGAAGTGTCGAAATCACCAATACTTTTTTAATTTCACGTTGTTCAAATAACTGAGATATGGCTGTTAGCGTACTGACCGTTTTACCTAAACCGCATTGCTGAAATAATCCGCAATTATTGTTGTTTAAAATAAAATCTTTGCTTTTTGTTTGATACTTGTGCAAATCAGATAAGGCTAACATTAAATACTCAGTTCAAGTTGGGTTAAGAGAACATCAACAGCAGATAGGCTATCAATGACGTAAACATCAATATTAAAATTTCGTCTTCGCTCATGGTCGGCTAATTGTCCTGCATTGGGTGTTTTTCCAGTGGCTTTAAGCTCAACAAACACAACCTTGTTTGGTAGCGTTATCATCCTGTCGGGTTTGTTTCTACCTGACGGTGATGTGAATTTTTCACAAAGCCAATTACGTTTTTTACAGCTATCGACTAAATACTTTTCAATTTTACTCTCAAACATAATCAATTCCCGTCAATTTGCATAATTTGATTGCTTCAGCGATATAGTAATCATAGTTTATATCGTCAGGCAGGGTGTCTGGTAATTCCATTAATGGACGACATCCTTGTGACATTGGAACTTTATTTCCATTTTTTGCATAAATCAGAGATGAGTTTAATAAAGATATATCGTCACTGTGATAAAAACGAACGGCTTTTCCTAGATATTTTCCATTAAATAAAGAACCGCCTGTTACATTACGAATCGTTATAAATTTTCTAATATCACGACAAGTAGTTATTGTGTTTACAATAGAAATACCTTTAGCGACATATTGAGCAACAGATTCATATATTATTAAATTATTTGGATTTTTACTTAAAGATGCTTCACCAAAACACCCTTTACATTTTGTTTTTCCATCCAATTTAACAGCAATATAATTGTTCACATCACGAGAAGCTATTTCTCGATAATCGGTTCTTTCTAAATTATAACCTGTGGTTTTTTCCCAATCTTGAATTAAATCATTTAACAGCTTAAGTTTCTCTTTGTGATAGCGCATAACAATACCGTCAGTGTTAGCACTTACAACTTTTATATTGTTTTCCTCAAGATTTTCAATCAACATTAATAATGACAACTGCCCTGTTATTGTAGTTTGTAACAATAAATTAGGGGAATATAAAAAACTATATTTACTGCCAAATTTTCCAAACGAACCGTTGGTCGCCACCTTAAGTGTAGCTGCTGTCACTTCGCATTCAGCCAGTTCTTTTTCCAATTCATTTATTCTTTGTTCAATTTCTCTTTTTTCCATTTAAATCCCCGATAAGTTGGTTTATATCCGTTACATACAGAATATATATTTTGCCATTTCCATGTTGGGTTTGAAAATAAAATATCCTCAACTGAACCCCAAGTTTTTATAAAATTATCATTTAAATCATATTGATGAAACATATATTGTCGTTTGGCTAATTTTACTTTTTCAGCCATTTGCATTCTTTTATCTTTATCTTTCCATATTAATGTTGAGTTAATCGAGCTTTTAGCTTTCCATTCTGCACCGTAATATAAACCTGATTTGTGCCTTTCTTTTGCTATTTCACTCATTCTTTGTTTTTGAGCATCCGACCATTTGTTTTTGTAGTTAGGGTTGTTTTCACCTTTATTTGACATTGACTTAATTAATTTTGTTTCATCGCTCACTGTTGTTTTAGTAGAAGAATCTCGTCTTAAATTGTATCCAAACCCCCTATCACATGAGTTATAGAAATCCATCCAATATAATTCTTTATTTTTTAAATCACCTTCAGATATTGATTGAAATTCTTCCAATAGTACAAAATCAAAATTTCCAATTCCGTATTTTTTTACTGCGCTAAACAAATGTCGATTACAATCCTTCCTCCTTGTTTCGCGTTTTAAATCGCATTTATGTGCTGAAAATCGTTTTTTTACATTTCGACTTTTACCAACATATCGTTTATTGTCAACTTTACACACAATCGCATAAATAGCTATCATCCTACCTCCTAAATAAAATAATAGGATAATACCTTATAACTCTAATTGCAATTTTAATTTTTTTAATTCTTTTTCTATTTCCAAACTTCTTTTTTTAGCTAAAGTTCGTCTAGTAACAATAGATTTGTATAATTCTAAAAAGTTTACACCTATGCTTTCTGGGTATAAACCTTGTTGCATTATTATGTTTGGATAAAATCCCGTGACATCTTGTTCACATAAGTGATAATCATTATCGCTTTTAATATGTTGTGCTTTTTCACAAGAATGTATTCCACCAATACCCATTTGATAAACGGTTGTACCTATAGTAATGCGTTCTCCAAGCCAATCAGGACAAATAATCGAACCGTTTTCAGCAAGTTTAAATTCCTCTTTAAGCAAACGATTAAAAATTAAATTTAGTTCATGTGATTTAAATTTAATTATTTTAGGGTCGGTATATTTAAATATATGATTGTCAGCGTAATTTTTTGCTTTAAATTTATTAATTGGAATGTTATATGTTTTTTGCATTTCAGATTTAATTATTGCTTCTGCAATTTGCGCATCTGATTTTGAATTCAGATTAATGCCATATTGTTCTGTCATGTCTTCACGCAATTCAATTTGTTTGCGAACTTTATCAAATATCAATCGTGTATTATCAACGTCATTTTCACAGTATTGACGTAAATTAGAAATATCGCTTTCTTTGATTGTTGCACTAGGTTCAATTGGCAAATCTTGCATTTTTTTACAATGTAAACGTCCAGCATAAATCTTTAATGACGATTGACCAATGGGGATATTGATAATATCAATATGGTCACATGGCAGATTATGATATTTTCGAGCTTGGTTAACAATGATGTCATCACTTAAGGCTTTTAGCTGTTCGTTAGTAAACCCATTTAAAAAGGCTTCTATCATAGGCATATCGTAAGACAAACCGTTGAATGATACAAATGTTCGCGTTTTTGATTTGAGTGCTTTAGCAAGCATTATGGTATCAGGACGCTTATTGTTAAACATTTCCCAATAATACACTTTACCTTCTTCATTTTTAACAAGAACAAGAAAGTAATTTTTGTAGCATTCAGTGTCGATAAAGACTAGGTTTTGCATAGCTTATCCCATTAAAAAGCCGAAACGAGAATTCCCGTTTCGGCTTTTGTGCATTAGTTATTTAAAAAGGAAAATCTTCATCTTCAATGTTAGATGACGCTTTAACTTCTTCAAAATCATCAATGCTAACAGGTGCTGCGCCAAAACGTTCACCTTCACGGACAAATTGAATTGCTTGCAAATTGACGTTTACTTTTTTACCAAAGGCATTGTCTTGCACCCAATAATCAATTTTTGCATTAACGTAATCACCAGAAAATATAATTTCATCTTCTTCGGCAATAGCTTTTTTGCGCTGGTCAATGATTATTGGTTTTCTTGTAGAAGCGGCTTTGAGATACATTTGGTTTTCATAACCATCGTAATCTTGGGTATCACCATCTTTTAATGGTAAAACAATTGATTTTGGCACTTTACCAGCACCAAATTTATCAATTGCTGCTTGTTGGCTTGATTGTTTTAGCATTGCTATAACTTCAGCGTGTTCATTTTTGTCAAGAAGAAGTGTAGCTGCATATTTACCAACGGTAACTGTACCGTCAGGATTTTTAAAAGTTTCTTTTTTAAATAAATGTGCAAAAGATAAACGAACATTTTTTAAAATAATTGAGTCAGCCATTTTAATTCCTTAGTAATTTAACGATTTATGAATTTAGTAATTTATGGAGCATATATAATTTGCTCAAATTGATAGTTGCCGGTGCTGATCTCCGGCTTGTGGTGCTGTTTAACACACGCTTACTCTTTCGAGATAGTTACTCCTACAGTAACACTCCACTAGGCTTTTGGGCTTCTACCCCGTTCCATAGCGTATCAGCCTACGCATTTAACTATCAATAATCAACTCTCTTACTTATACATTTCGATACGTTGTACACCGCACTCTACTTGCGTCTTGAGCCAACCCGATTGGTCGATTCCAACATCGCCAATCCTTTATTCTGGTTCACGTTTGGATTCTTGCCAGCCAAGGTTGTCAATTCTTCGTAAAGTTGATTATTGATAGCACTCGTCTATTCCGAGTCGTCAATTAATTTTTAAGGTATTAATCCAACCTTGATGGGGATATTTTATGAACGCTTAGTGTATTATATTACACAAACACTGTCAAATTATTTTAATCAAAATCATCCAAATCAACTAAAACCGATTGCCGTTTATCATCAGCAGGGACAATCTGCGTGGTATTTGAAAAGCTACTGTAATAATCGCGTAGGTCTTCTTTCTGCTTTTTACTCAAATATTTTTCAATTTTAGCCACACTTAAAACGTCACTTTTTACAATTTCAATACGGTCTAAACCAAAATCATCAACTAAGATATTTGCAATTTCATCAGTATCAAATTTCCATACTCGTTTGCGTTTACCAGAAACTAATTTATAACCTTCAAGTTTATTTTCTTCAGCTAATTTATTTGCTTCCTTTTCAACTGCCGTTATCCATGATTTCAACAAAGGCAGTTTTCCATAAATGTCAGCAATACTTTCAGGTGTAAGCAGGTCAGGATGAAAAGGTTCTATTTCTGTAACGCTATTGCCTGTTGATAAAACTGTTTCTGAACTGGCTTTAACAAGCTCAAGACATCGTCCTTTAGCCGCACACCATCGACATGAATCAACGCTGGCATGATAGGGCGCATTAGGCAATTGTGTTAATGCTGCACGTTCTGACGCATAATCACCAAACGCTAATAACTCATCAATTGTAATTTCCCACACGGATATGTTATTAATGCGTGGTTGCATAATGTGCATTTTTATTGTTGAGATAGAATGCGCTTTACCAAATTTGCTGTAAGCTCCAAGTGCATAAAGTTGCAGTTGCGGATTGTTCTCAGCATAGACGGCAACACCACGTCCATATTTCAAATCAATAATATGAATTGTGTTTTCTTTTTTATCATAAATAATGGCATCAGAAGTGCCGTAACCGTCAACAACCCAGTTTGAGTAATCAACACGTTGCTCAACATATAATGTACCGTTTTTAGCAACATCTTTAACATAATCAATATAATATTGAACATTAATTTCCATTTCGCGATCAATTTTATAACCGTTAAATGTTTCACCTAAAAAATTATTAATGCCCATATCAGTCATTAGGCAAGTTGATGCAACCTCATGTGCGGCTGTACCTTCAGAAGTAAATTCTTCTTCATCTTCGTCTTGATATTGCGCCAAATAATCAAGAAGCTTTACGCTTCCAAGACAGTTTAACCATCTTTCTGATGACGATGGTGAAAGTTTTGCGTGGCTCATTCGTCTTTATCCCAAATCCGATAAGAAATAATAATCATCGCAATAGTATTGATAAGCGATGCATAAAATGTGATTACAATCAGTGTTTCCATCTGTTTTTTGTTAACAAATGATTTTGAACTAAAAATAAAAGTATCATTAACAAATAGCTAATATTGCTTTCATCAAGATATTTAATAAACATAATTATTGATTCCATATTAACCTCTCAAAATAAGTTGAAGAACGCAGTTTTGTATATCAGTAAGTTTGTGCAACGATTTAACGTTAAATCGTTCTTCAATAATGTCGGTGACAGCTTCACCAGTTTTCTTGTAATACTTAATTGCCATGATTGATAACGCATCTACGCTTAAAGGCTCAATGCCAAATTGCTCAATTAGTTCTGCAACATCGTTTGCTAAATCGAAAATTTCTTTTTCTTCACTAGCTGATTTAATGTCTTCTTGTTTTTGATTTTCAAGATATTCATCATAAAGTGCTTCTTCAATTTTGCATTCTTCTTCGGGCATAACATCAGGAAGCATTTCTGCATATTCTTCTTGCTCGACAGATTCAATGTAATCATCATGCGTAACATCATCAAGTAAAATTATTTCTTTATCTTTAACTTCAGGTTCAGTGTTACTTTTAAGAAATTCGTCATAATTTTTTTCTGCATTGGCAAGTTCGCCATCAGTCATAAATGTTTCCGTACCTATATTTGGATTAAATACCCAAGTTGTTTTTTCATGCACTTTAATAGCATTTTCATGATTATTAATTTCAGTACGGTCATGATAATGCCATTCCAACGCTTTGAATGTGTCTTCTTTTGCTTGGATTATTTGACGCAATTCTGCTAATTCAATTTGAACAAGCAACATCTTAAGTTTCAAATCATCATCGTTCATAAATACTCCTTTGTGTTTCAGGTTGAGTTGTGTATTATATTACACAGAATTATTTAAATAGCCAAGGAAAAAATACTAAATGAATGAATTATTGACGGATTTAAGAAACAAACTACAGCCGTATAGCGGGATAGAAGTTAGGAAATTGGCTAAGAAGTGCAATGTAAGTTACAAAACACTGTACATGATAAAGGGCGGTCATAAGAACAATATCACACTTGTGACATATCAGAAAATAACAAATGGTTTAAAAAATGACAATAAGTAAATGCTTTAATGCCTTATCTAAAAACGGTTATTTGATTACGCCATGTGATGGGAAAGCTCCAATACTTAAGGCGTGGCAGTCAAAAACTGAAAATGATTCTGCGTGGAAAACAAAATATCCAAATAACAATACAGGTATTTTGCTCGGAAAGGAAACTTGCGCTATTGATATTGACGTATCTGACCAGCTTATCAACGATATGATTGTGGGTATGGCTACCAATTTACTCGGTGAAGCACCACTTCGCTACGGAAATAAACCGAAATGCTTATTTCTTTATCGAGTTGAAACGCCAATTTTGAAAATGTTTCTTCAGTTTGATTACGAAGGAAAAAAACAAAAAATTGAAATACTCGGTGACGGTCAGCAGTTTATTGGTTTTGGCAATCATCCTGATACCAAATTACAGTATGAGTGGCTTGATGATATTTCGCCTTTAACCGTTAGTGTCAATGATTTGACATCATTAGCTAAATTAACGATTGTTGGATTTTTACAGCTTGTTCAAAAGAATTTAGCGGAATTAGGCGCAACTAACTTTAAATCAAATTTTCGTGAAGAAAAAAATGAAGAAACATTTGTCACAGACGATGAGGATATTTTTTCTGATATAGAAGTAATGCTTACCGAGCAGGAAATTGATGAATATCGTCAAAAGTTAAATGAAATTGACCCTGATTGCGAATATGATGAATGGATTAAACATGGCATGGCTTTACACAGTTTAGGCGATGAGCGTTTGCTGTCTGTGTGGAATGATTGGTCAAAGAAAGGTGAAAAATACGAAAAAGGCATTTGCCAAAAACATTGGAAAAGTTTTAGCAAAAAAGGAAATGGTAATGCGGTAACAATTGCCAGTTTGGAATATGCGTCTAAAAAAGTAAAAAGTAGCAAAGTAGAAAAAACGCTTCTTGAAAAAATTGATGAAGCCGATGTTACTTTTTTGAAAGAAACATTAGCGGATGAAATTAAAAAAACATCCGATTTATCTGAGTTTGCTTTTGAGGAAATTTGTGTTGAGTGGAAAAAGCGTTATACAAAATTAACTGGACGTAGCATAGCAATTAATATTGTTCGAGATATGTTAAAGCCATTTGAAAATGTATCTGAAGTTTCAAAGCCTAATTGGGCAAAAGGATGGGTCTGGGTAAATGAGGATTCTGTCCATTTTAATCTTGGAACATCAAAGTCTTTAACGCTGCAAAACTTTGATTTGAACTTTTGGCATTATATTGAAGAAGACGATAGTGGGCATAAAATGCAACCAACCTCGTTTTTATCAAAATTCGGAAACCTGACAATTAAAGATCGCATTATGTATATGCCGCAACTTGGTCGTGAGTTTAAAATTGGCAATGAAGAATGCGTTAATCTTTTTTGCAAAAAGTCATTACCACCAGTTGCTGAAAATTATACTGAGGATGGTTTAGTTACTATTAAGATGGTCGAAAATCATATTCGCCATTTATGTTCTCAGCGTGAAGAAGTCATTAAAGTGTTAATGGATTGGATGGCATATACGATTCAGAATATGGGCAAAAAGATTAATTTTGCACCATTGATTCAGGGCATTGAAGGTGATGGGAAGTCAATGCTGACGACAATTATGGCTTGTTCACTTGGTCACGCGAATATCTTTTCAGCGCAACCTACCATTTTTCACGATAACTTCAATGGTTTTGCTGAAGGTTCTTGCCTTGTTGCCATCGAGGAATTACGCATGGTTGGACATAATAGATATGATGTTCTTGATCGCGTAAAACCATTAATCACCAACGATAATATCAGCATTAGAAAGCCATACAAAGGGCATTATATGATTCCAAATGTCACTAACTATATGGCGTTTACCAATTATGCTGATGCACTTCCATTGAGTGATACTGATAGACGTTGGCTGATTATCTTTACTGATTGGGCAAATGTTCAGGAAATGAAAGAGATAATTGGCGTTGATGATTTAGCAAAATACTTTTATGAAATGCACGAAAGAATTGCTAAACACGCACCTGAGATTAATAAATTTTTTAGAGAATATCCTATTTCTGAAGATTTTAATCCTAAAGCACCAGCTCCAATGACAGACGAAAAACAGACAATGGCTAAGATGGCTAGGTCGGAATTTTCAGAATTTGTTACTGATTTGATACTCCAAGGTGGTCGTGGATTTAATCAAAATATTGTTTCTACGCGAATGCTTAAAAATGCAATTTCGGCAGAATCATTTGATGATAATTTAGATTATAGCGACAGTAAAATTACGGGCGTTTTGATGTCAATGGGATACCGTAAATATACAAAAATGGTTAGATGGCAAAATAATCGTCATCATATTTGGATAAAAAAGACAGCTAATATTTGCGTTCAAACTGTAAAAGATATGCTTGAAAAAACATTTGATACTGAAAATGTAGACGATTTTTAGTTTAAAATTTAATTTTTATCCTCATTTAAACCTCAAAATTTTACCGTTTTGAGGTTTTTTTGTATTTGTTACTGTCACACCTTGTGTCACACCTAAAATTTTGCTGTGACACACCTACAGACCTTTGTATATAAGGCTTTTAGGATTTTTTGTCACAGCAAAACGCAATTTAAGAAAAAATGTTTTTTAATATTTGAAGTTATTTTTCAGCTAAAACAGTGTGACAAAAGCAAAAATAAAGAAAATTTTATTAGAAAAAAAGTTATGTTTTTTTGACTTTTTTACGCATTTTTTCGATAAAATTCCAAAAAATAAATTCTCCAAAATAAATTTTGCGTAACTCCAATTTTTGCTTGAAAGCCTTATTTTAGGCTATTTGTCACAGCAAAATGTAAAAAGTGTCACAGCAAAAATTTTAGGTGTGACACCCCTCTATCCCTTTATATATCTACCTTTCTATATACTTTTGTCACACTGTCACAGATAAATAAGAAAAAGTAATATAAAGTAAGAAAAAATAGAAAATAGAGTATATAAAAATACGCATATACACATACATTTCGTATCACATATAAAGGCTTTTTCTCATTTCTGGTGTTCCATGTGACACAAGGTGCTTCAAAGCCACGCCACTATTGGGCTAGAAGGGTGTCACAGTATAAAATGTGGTATGACAAACCGTTAAAACTTCCTTTTTTTAAAGTTTTTTGATAAAATCTATTTGCCGTCAAAATTTCCTTAATGGCGATTTATCAATATGGCGGCATTTTTTTAACCTGACGAGTAAAAATTATGTTTTCAAAATTTCCACTTGGAATTTCAGCATTACTGCTTTTGAGTTCTTCATCCGCAATGGCAGATTTCGATTTACGATACAACAAACAAATTCGTTGCCTACAAGAAAACATCTATCACGAAAGCCGAGGAGAGCCATTATCTGCGCGTAAAGCAGTCGCAGAGGTTACTTTACGAAGAAGTAATACCAAAGGATACCCTAAAGACGTTTGTGGCGTGGTGAGCCAATACAAGCAATTTTCGTGGGTAAAGAAAAAACATCCTGTCAACGATAAACACGCATGGAAATTAGCCAGAATTGCCGCAGTTGAGGTTTATCGTGGTTTTACGCATCCTGTCACCAAACACGCAATATATTTCAATCACGTCAGCTACGGTAAACGTTTTCCAACGCAAACAAAACCCATCGTTATTGGCAAATTGGAATTTTACTAATGAAAAAATTATTGCTACTATTAATTTTTCCGTTTTGTGTTAATGCTCATGGTTCAATAACGCAAACTAAGATTTGTAAAACTGACATGGTGGCATACCGAAAAAAAATTGAAAACTATTCGCCTGTAAATTTATACCAAAGACTGCCAAGTCTTTCTAAATTCACAACGTGCAAAAGTTTTGTAAAACCTGCTGTAAAACCTGCTGTAAAACCTAAAAAACCTATTGTCAAAAAATTCGTAAAAACTAAGGGCAAATTATGAGTTTAGATTCTGTTTACATAAAAATATTACGCGATGGCGTAAGCATCCCTCAACGCGCTACTGACGGTAGTGCTGGCTATGACATTGAAGCAGAGATTGACAAGCCTATTACCCTGCTTTGCGGTGAACGTAAACTTATCCCAACAGGCTTTGCGATTAGAATCCCAAGTATTAATTACGCAATCAAATTGCTTCCAAGGTCAGGCTTAGGTCATAAAAATGGTATTGTCCTTGGTAATCTAGTCGGCTTAATTGACAGTGATTTTTCTAACGAAATTATGGTATCGCTTTGGAACAGTGGTAATGAGCCTTTCACAATAAATCCGTATGCTGTTATTGCTCAAATGATTTTCATACCTGTTGAACATCCTGAGTTTATCCAAGTTGAAGAATTTGATTTACCAACGCAAAGAACGGGTGGATTCGGAAGTACGACCAAATAATATTATTTTCAATTGCATGGAGCAGTAATGGATTTTAATAAAAAAATTTCTCGTAAAGAGAAAAGAGCGTCAAAGTTTCAACAGCAAGAGCCACAAAATTTTGGTGCAAGAAAAGCAAAACAAATCGTTGCTTTAAATAAAATCCAGCAGCAGTATTTAAACACCATTCGCGCAAACGTTATTACGTTTGCAATTGGCAGTGCAGGAACAGGGAAAGCCCAACCGTTAGATGAACCTGTTTTAACGCCATCTGGATTTGTTCCGATGGGGGCTATTAAAAAAGGCGATTTTGTAGTATCCGAAGAAGGACAGCCGATTCGAGTAGTAGGCACATTTATCAATGATAATTTAAAAATGTATAAACTTACATTTTCAGATGGGTCTACTACTAATTGCTGTGAAGACCATTTGTGGGAAATTCAAACACCAAAACTAGCATCAATGAAACGCTATAGAGTAATGCCATTATCTGAAATGTTTTATGGTATAAATATCGACAAATCAAAAAAAGCATCGTATAGATACCGAGTAAGATTAACTAAACCAGTTGAATTTCTAAAAAGCGATAAGCAGGAAATTGATGCTTGGACAATGGGTTATATTTTAGGTAACGGAAGCTCAAAAAATTATAATTTGCTTATTTCTGTTGGTAGTTTTGATTTTGAAGAAATTTTAAATAAGGTTGACCCTAATGTTATTATGTCACATCGATGTAAAGCTGATGGCGTTTATGATATTGCCGTAAATAAAGAGTATCGTAAGTTTTATGATTCTCTAGGTTTACATGATGTTAAATCGATTGATAAATGGATTCCCGATGAATATAAATATGGGTCAATAGCACAAAGAAAAGCATTGCTTGCGGGGTTACTAGACAGCGATGGTACTTGTGCTAATAATAAAGTTAGATTTTCATCATCTAGCAAAAAATTAATTGATGACGTTACATGGATTGTGCGTTCACTTGGTGGTATTGCGACTATCACTATTAACGATAGAAAAGACCGCAAGAATATTGAATATGGTCTTCAAATAAGGACACCCTTTAATCCTTTCTCATTAAAAAGAAAAGCAGAAGGATACAAGGTTTTACCAACAGATATTTGTGCCAATAAACGAATTGTCAAAGCTGAGTATATCGGTATTCAAACAGGAAAATGCATTAGTGTTGATAGTGAAAGACATCTTTATTTGACTCGTGACTTTACAGTTACCCATAACACATATATTGCTGCTTCCTATGCTGCCCAAATGCTTGAAGAAGGTAATATCGATACTATTGTGATGACTAGACCGAATGTTGAAGCAGGACGTGGATTTGGTTTTTTAAAGGGCGAATTAGAAGAAAAGTTTGCTCCGTATATTGAACCATTGCTCGATGTATTAAACGAAAGATTAGGCAAATCTCACACTGAATATTTAGTGAAAAGAGGTGCAATACAATTCAAACCATTGGAGTTTTTAAGAGGTAAAACTTTTTCAAACTGCCTTTACATTTTGGATGAAGCACAAAACACAACACCTTCTCAAATGAAACTATTTCTTTCAAGAATTGGTGAAGATACAAAAGTCATAATTGACGGTGACATTGAGCAAAAAGACATTAACGGTATTTGTGGTTTAGAAGATGCTGTTAACCGATTACGCAATATTGATAACATTGGAATTGTTGAATTTACCATCGATGATGTTGTGCGCAGCGGTATATGTAAAGAAATTTTATTGGCATATCGTAATTAACTATAGGGCAAAAATAATGAGCAACGTAAATCATCCAGACCATTACAACCAAGGCGGAATTGAATGTATTGATGCAATTGAATCTGCTGTTCAAAACCTATCAGGCTATGAAGGCTATTTGATTGGAAATGCAATTAAATATTTATGGCGACATAAACAAAAAGGTGGTGTTGAATCACTTGAAAAAGCCATTTGGCATATTGAAAAACAAATTGAGTTTCTTGTTGATAATGAAACTAGTGATTACGATTTTGATTTTAGTATTGCTACTGATGACGATGAGGATGATGTTGATATTTCAATTGTTTCAGATAAAAGCATTCACGACATTATTGAAATTTTAGCTGAAGCTTTGCGTGACCCAAAATGCAAGTAGATATTCGACATGAATTCGGGTATGACTTTGCGCTATTAGGAATGTCACGAAGTTATTATGATGAAGCAGATGACGAGCAACTCTGGTGGGAAACACAGCAAGCTAAAGCAGAAAAACGAGCAAAGCTATTGTGCGTAAAAACGCCTGAGCATTCCAAATTTCTGCGTGTCATTGACATCAAATTGACAATTAAAGCAACACGGGCATTCTGGCAGGAATACGCTACCTACAAAATTGGAAGCACAGAACTTTCTGCAAGCACTATGCATAAGCTTGATAAACGTTCGCCAACCTATGAAGATTTTTCGGCAACAACTCCAAAAATTGTAGTTGATATTTTTAAAGTCATTTGGCTTAAATACAAACGTGGGGATATGTCCTTCATGGAATTAAAAGATTCCCTTCCTGAAGGCTACTTGCAAACACGCGATGTTTCCATTAACTACGCTACGCTTCGCAATATCATTTCACAGCGTAAAGACCATCGGTATTTGTACTGGCGAGATATGATTTCCCAAATTATGCAACAGATTGAACATCCTGAATTGCTAGAGGATTTGCTACAATGATAGCTACGTTTGAATTTACGATAGGGTTGAAAATGCTTTGGTCAGATATTAAATTTCCACCAATCAATCTTTATAGTTTTCCAATTCAAGAAGAATTTATTCGTAGAAATGCGCAACGTGCAGTGAATTGTATTTCGTCAAAAACTAAACGCCAAATAGCATTAAGCAATATTGGTAAATTTTATAAATCACGTTCCACAAATTAATGTATCAACTGCCATGAGATTTTTTGCAAAAATTTTCAATCGATTTTTTACCAAACATGAATGTAAGATTTTTGTACCACATCCTGTAATCGGTTGCGTTGAATGTGTTGAATGCGGAACAATTGAATTCGTAATAGGAAAAATAAATTATGGCTCAAAAACATCTTGATACACTTAAAATCCATGAAGGCTTTTCTGCTGTGCCCTATAAATGCACTGCTGATAAAAACACGATTGGCTATGGCTATAACATGGATGCAAATCCTTTAAAAGTAAACGTTGACCGCTTAAAGCAGAATGGTATTACTAAAGAAGCAGCAGAACGTTTATTAATGCTTCTCTGTGAAAAAATCAAAGCAGAATTGGAAACACATTTCTCTTGGTTTGAAGCACTTGATGAAGACCGCCAATGGGTATTGATTAACATGGCGTATAACATGGGGACAGGTGGTCTTTATAAATTCAAAAATATGCTGACTGCTGTCGGTAAAGGTGAATATGATAAAGCTGCTGCTGAAATGAAGAATTCTAAGTGGTATAGTCAAGTTGGAAACAGATCGGCTTATTTGAAAACTGTGATGGAAACAGCAAACGCTTAGATGCTGAACTTAAAATAACTTTATTTTGATAGGGCATTTATTGCCCTATTTTTTTATCTGCCATTTTATTGACACTTGGCATATAGTATAGATTTACCTGAAATTATCCATTGGGCGTGACGGCAACGGAGCATTTCTCGTGTCATCCTAAAAGTAATTATGTATCAAAGGCTTAGAAAAACTCCGTAACCACTGAAATCGCGGGGTGCTTC